CATTTTTGAATTCAATAAAACTACTGGTAAGTTCACACAGCAAACTCCAATCGTCATTGTAAACTCAAGTGATTTAGCTGGGGGTTATCCATTGCAAAGTATCGGTAATATAGGTAGTTATGCAGTAAATGCAATTTACCCAGCAAGTGTACAACCTTTAAATCAAAGCACATTTTTTTATAAAAATAGCAATAATATTTGGGTAAAAGTAGGAACTATGGAATGGCAAAAATCAGTACCTGCAATAGTAGGCACTGTTTCAAGTCCAGAGTTAAGTGCTGGACAAACATTCACTATTTCAACATCAAATAATAAAATAGACTATTCTGTTACAATAGCTGTACCTTCAGCTCCTAACAATACAGTGCAAGGTGTCGCTACAGAAATTAATAATTTAAATCTTGCTGATTTAAGTGCGTCTGTAGTAAGTGGCAGATTAAATATTTTTTACTCACCTTCACCTGAAGTAACAGTAAATATACCGTATCTAAATTTATCTTCATCTGATACTGTATTAGTTGATTTAGGTATAGATGATACTGTTTCATATTGGCCACCTGAAGCTGTAGCAGGTACTTCAGCACAAATGCCATTATGGTCAACAGGACAATCACAACCACATCCAAGCGGAAGCGTTTGGTTAAAAACCTCAATCGCTGGAAATGGAATGAATGTCACTCTAAGTGAATTTGTAACGGCCTCTTCCGCGTTTGTTCAAAGACCAGTTTCGTTATATTTGAATTTACCAGAAGCGACCTTTACTTTAGACAAAACAGGAGGCGCATTAATTCCTGCAGGAACTGTAATTGGAGTTTTTGATACTAATACACCTAATATTTGCAATAATTTATATTTTTATGAGAGAAATTCTACTGGTCCTAATGTAGTTACAAGTAGCGTTAAAAATCCCTCATTACCAAATAATGCGCAAATATATGTTTTTGTTGCACAGCCCGGAACTGTATTAAGTTTACCTTACCCTAATGTAAACTACTTAGTGACCTTACCAGCTGCTGGTACAGTTGGTGCAAGTGAATTTGTAACTGCATGGCAAGCAGCAAACATACCAAATACAACTGCAAATGTGACTACAGATGGAGCAATTCAAATTACAAATACAACAGGTGGTGAAATTGTTCTTTATGTAAACCCAGGCGAATCATGGTCTAACGTTCTTGATGATGCTGGTTTATCGTATTTGACTAATGCTGATATAGCACCACAATCAGGCGGAGCTGTTCTTGTGAGTAATGTACCACAGTATTCAACAACAGGTGCAGGAACAGGATTAAACATCGATGTTGATATAATAAGCGGTTCTTATGTTTTAAGAAGCGTGAATGTAGGTGGATCAGGGTTCAATATTGGGGATTTAGTAACATTTCAGGGTTCAGACTTATTTGGCTCAACACCTTCAAACAATTTACAAGTAAAAGTAATGTCAGTGGATAGCGGCGCAGTAACTTCACTTGCTGTAGTTTCGGGCGTAAACGATGTTAGAAGTAGCAGTATGATTACTAATTGGAGAAGAATTCAATACGTTGCTAATGAAGGTGCACCATTTACAAATCCCGTTAATAACACAAATTGGTTTTATAGCTCTATAGATCAAGTTGACATTATGATACAACAAGGTGGTAGTTGGAAGGGTTACAAGAATGTAAATTATGATTCTTCAGGCAACCCAATTACAACAGGCACAAATGCTACTGATCCAAATGGTCCAATTATAAGTGCTACAGCTCCTACCGCACAAACTGACGGTACTGCATTAGTTTATGGTGACTTATGGATAGATAGCAGTGACTTAGAAAATTATCCTGTTATAAGTCGTTGGCAAAATGCAGATGGGATAGATCAATGGATATTGATTGACAACACTGATCAAACGTCAGGTGATGGTATAGTATTTGCAGATGCACGTTGGGCAGGTAACGGAACTACAGATCCTGTAAGTGATCCGATCCCAACTATTTTAAGTTTGCTCACCAGCAATTATCTTGATTTAGATGCACCTAATCCAAATTTATATCCACAGGGTATGTTACTGTTTAATACCCGACGTTCTGGATATAATGTTAAACAATTTAGATCAAATTATTTTAATGGACAAACATTTGGTGATGTAACACTCCCAGTGGTTAAGAACGCATGGGTATCAACAAGTGGATTAAAAAATGATGGTAGTCCATATATGGGTAGAAAAGCACAGAGAGCAATGGTGGTGCAAGCATTAAATGCTTCTATTGCAACTAATCAAACAATACGTGAAGAAGATAACTTCTTTAACTTAATGGCTACTCCAAACTATCCTGAACTACAACCACAAATGGTAGCACTTAACAATGAGCGTGGTAATACTGCTTATATACTTGGTGATACCCCAATGAGATTGAGTGATCAGGCAACTGACATTGAAGCTTGGGCTAAAAATACTGCAGGTGCAGCAAGCACAGGTGAAGATGGATGCGTTACACGTGATACTTATTTAGGATTGTTCTATCCAAGTGGATTAAGCACAGACTTAACTGGTACACCAGTAGCTGTTCCACCAAGTCACATGATGTTAAGAACGTTCTTACGTAATGACACTATCGCTTATCCTTGGTTAGCACCAGCTGGTACTCGCCGTGGTACAATTGACAATGCTACAAGCATTGGTTATGTTGATGCTGATACTGGTGAATTCCAAGTTATTAAGAATCGTGTAGGTATACGTGACGTTTTATATAGCAACTTTATTAATCCATTAGCATTCTTTACAAGCGTTGGTTTATTAAACTATGGGAACAAAAACTCATTTGACAGTCAGTCCGCACTTGATAGAATTAATGTTGCAAGACTTATAAACTATATTCGTGAGAAGTTAACAGTGTTAGCTCGTCCTTTCGTTTTTGAACCAAATGATGCACTAACAAGAAGTCAGATAACAAGCGTTGTTCAAACACTATTTGTAGATTTAGTTGCAAAGCGTGGTATATACGACTATTTGGTTGTTTGTGATGGTTCAAATAACACTCCTGCACGAATAGATGCAAATCAGTTATGGATTGATATCGCAATTGAACCTGTTAAGGCAGCTGAGTTTATTTACATACCTGTTAGAATTATGAACACAGGTGAAATAGCGGAACGAGGTTCAGCGATATTCGGTTAAACTTGAGCATTTTTTAAGATAAATATATTAAGGAGATACACAAATGGCAACAGCATCACAATCATTGTTCAATATGTCTGTAGGGCAAGACAATACGCCCAGCACAGCAGCACTGTTGATGCCAAAATTACAATACAGATTTAGAGTTTTATTTTTAAACTTTGGTGTGGGCGGTTCTACTCAAGAATTAACCAGACAGGTTATAGATGTAACAAGACCTCAAGTAACTTTTACAGAGATCCCAATTGACATCTATAACTCTAAATTATATTTGGCAGGCAAGCATGAGTGGCAAATGACCTCAATTAATTTGCGTGACGACGCCACTGGCAGTGTTGCAAGATTAGTTGGTCAACAAATACAAAAGCAAATGGATTTTGTTGAACAAGCAAGCGCAGCGACAGGTCAAGATTATAAGTTCCAAGTTAACTATGAAGTACTAGATGGTGGTAACGGCACAGCTACACCAACTGTACTAGAAACATGGGAGTTATATGGCTGCTTTATACAAAGCGTAAATTACAACAACTTAAGCTATAGCGAAAACAATGCAGCAACTATTGCACTTTCAATACGATTTGATAACGCAATTCAAAGTCCACTTGGTTCTGGTATTGGCGTAGCAGTTGGTCGTGCGTTAGGCGGAACAACAATAACAGGTATTGGTACTTAATCATTAGATGTCAGGATTCATCGACAACCTATTAGGTGAGAATCTCGGAGAAGGTGTTCTAGGTGGTTTATTTGGAACAGAATATCTCCGAGATTTCCAACATGCTAGTAGGATTTTTCGTAGCGATAGCTATTCATATAGCCCAAAGTTTAAATTTCTATTTCATGTAACATTTGAAATTAACACAGAACTAGTAGGCATAACAAGGTTTTTCCCAGAAGGTACAAACACGCATTTTGGTTTAGCAGTAAAAACCATACAATTACCTACATACACCTTCGATACCACTACATTGAATCAATACAATAGAAAACGTGTCGTTCAAACTAAAGTTAAGTATGATGACATAAGTGTAACCTTTCACGATGATAACGCTAATTTAATACGTAATTTATGGTACTCATACTTTACATATTACTATAAAGACTCGACTCAAAATTCTGCACGGACATTGTATGCTACTCCTGATGATACATTAACCCCAAATTTTGTAAATCAATTTTCTACAAGCACTAACGTTTTTGATTATAATAGAAGAAATACATATGACAACTCAATTTACGGAGACGATGAATGGGGTTATATTGGACAAAGTACTAAAGATCAATTAACTGAACTGTCAAATACAATAGGAGTAAGCAAAGCTCCTTTCTTCAAAGCAATAAATGTTTATGGGTTTAACCAACATAGTTTTGCACAATATAGACTTGTAAATCCAATGATTACTTCTTTTAAACATGACACATATGATTATTCTTCTGGTAATGGAACTATGGAGCATACAATGGGCATTGCTTACGAAGGAGTAAATTATTTTGAAGGGGCAATAGACGGGTCATCTACAAATGGTCAAGGTAAAGCTGTAGCAGGTGACTTTGGTAAGGATCTTTATGATACAATAGTAAGTCCAATTGCAAGGCCCGGTGCAAATCAAAAAATATTAGGTCAAGGTGGTTTAGTTGATGCAGGCGGGGGTGTGTTAGGCAACTTAGGTAGTGGTAATATACTAGGAGCAGTATTGACATCAGGTAGAGCTTACAATACCTTTAAGGGTGCAGATTTAGGTAGATTAGCAACAGGTGAATTAAAAACAGGT